CACCGAGTTCGAGGCGCTCGCCAGATTGCAGTCAATCCGCTGCCGTCGCAGTTGGCTTGAACGGCTGTTTAGCTGAGAGGAATTTCGATCATGGAAATAGAAAAGGGTCAGCGGTGGTATTTGAAGCTCCCCGGCGCGGTTGCCGTGGTTGAGCGCACTATTCACGAAGTCACCGAAAAAACAGTCGTCCTTCGCGAAGATCACCCGTCTGGTCAGATCAGTCGAGGCCGCTACGCGAAGGCGGATATCGATTTCATCGAAACGTTCTGAAAAGAGGATTTTTTAGACATGGACAAGTGGACATTTTTTCAAGACCCGACGAACCCCTATCGAATTTTGTACGGCACCGGGCCGGGGCGGCACGTCGTCGCGATGGATATTGATCCGGACACCGAACTCCATCCCGAGTTTCGGGCGAAGATCGCCAGCGCAATAGAGGCGCCACTCAAGGCGCTGGCAGACAGTGAATTTAAGCAAGCGACCTTTTGACGAGCCTTTGATGGAATGGAGAACGGGCGATGGTGAACAAGACGATTACAACAACTTACGAAATCTCCGCCGAGGAATTAGAGGTGATCTTGTGCGATCACTTTGGGGTTAAAGATGGCGTCAATATGGAATTTTTAGACGATGCGGCTAACGGTGAAAAAACACACGTCGCCACCGTTCGTCTCACTCAATGCGACAGCGATACTCTTTAACGAGCCTTATCTGACATGAACTCTCGCCTTCCCCACGGGTTGTTGATTCTGAAAGAGGCGGCCGGCATTGAGGCCGCCCTGAAGATCGCGCTCGCCCGTGGTGGATCGCGCATGGAAATTCCGCAAAAAGCCGAGGGATCGATCCTCGCGGAAATCGTCGGCATTGACGCGGCGCGCAAGATCGTGAATGACTTGGCGGGTGAGCGGATCGAGATTCCTGTCGGCAACCGCTCAGTCAATGACTGGCTCCGCGAGAATACGGACTGGTCGCAGGAAAAGAGAGCCGTGAGGCTCCGCGTCGGTCGCCGCACGATCCAGCGCTGGGACGCCGGCAACCAGCCCTCCATGCAGCCCGATCTTTTCGACAAGGCATCCTGAAAACCGGCGTCACTTGACGCCCTGATATTCCCTCGCCGCATCCCGCACGATGCAGCATGGATAGACCCACCGTACCTGTTCCGCATGGTGCCGCCGGCCGCCCGCAAAGCGCCGGCGGCGCTGCCGTGCGCGACATGGCGATCGACTTCGCAATGTCACACGAAGGTGGGCTTGTCGATCACCCGGCAGACCCCGGCGGCGTCACGAATTACGGCGTGTCGCTTCGTTACGCGCGCGACCAGGGCGTCATCCGTGGCGTGCGCGGGCAAATCGTTCTGAACTTCGATCTCGACCGCGACGGCGACATCGATGCCGACGACATCCGGGCGCTGACCGCCGACCAGGCGCGTCACGTCTATGCCGATATATGGGGCCGCTTTGAGTTTCCGGATATCGCCGACCGGTTCGTTGCCACCAAGTTTTTCGACCTGACCTTGCCGATGGGATACGGCGGTGCCAGCCGCGTCGTACAGCGCGCCATGCGCGCCTGCCGCTTCGACGTATTCGAGGACGGCTTTGTCGGCCCGGTGACGCGGCGCGCGATGAACAAGGCCACGGAATGGAACGCGGCCGCAACCATGGCCGCGATCTGCGCCGAGGCGGCGGGATATTTCCGCGACCTCGACGCGCCGGAATTCGAGGAAGGCTGGCTTAACCGGGCTTACCACTGGCCCTGACAAAAGGAGTTACGACGATGAATAGGTTTGGAATCTTCACGGTGGCACTGGCGGTGATCGCCATTGTCTGCCTGCCGCTTTTGGGCGGCTGTTCGTTTCTCGACAAACAGGCGGACAAGCAACTCGGTCCGGCGTGCACCGAACAGGCGCGCTTTGCCCGTGCCGGCATGCTGACCGACATGCTCGACAAACGTTATGGCGAGGAATTTCCCGCGGCGGTGTCGCGGCTTCGCGACAAGGTCAAGATCATGGGCATGGCATTGATTGCCGGCGACGGACTGGATGCCGCCGGTGACAGCTACAAGGCTGACTTCGTTTCCTTGGCGGGGCTGGTGTTGGCGAAGCGCGGAATCAAGACGGCGCTCGGCGGGTATTCCGATGCCGTCGACCGGCTCAAGACCCTGCCGGAGCTGGTCGCCGACATCAACGAGATCGAGGCGCGGGTACGTATTGCCTGCGCCACCGAAACCGGCGGCTAGGAGCACTGCCGTGAGTTTCGTCAACAACAAGACCAAGGCCGGCGGGCACCCTGAATGCCCGCCGGTCGTTGCCGACCTGATTTACCAGCGCCTCTCGGCACTCGCCTATCAGGCCGAGGACGTGGTCCGGTTTGAGATCGGCAGGTTTGGCTACAAGCTGATCGAGCACATCCACGACGAGGCCACCGGCGCCGACGCGATCGTCGTTGCGAACGAGGCCGAAGTCGTCGTCGCTTTCAGAGGCACTCAAAAGAACTACGCCGACATCATGACGGACCTGAAGTTCCGAAAGTGTGGCTTCATGACGTCAGCTGATGGTGTCGAATGCCGGGTGCATCGCGGCTTCGCCGATCAATGGCGTGCGATCCGCGAGCAGGTATTTCTGGCCGTGCAGACCGCCGCCGCCGGACGCCGGCGGATTGTCGCGACCGGACATTCCCTGGGCGGCGCACTCGCCGTTCTGTGTTCGATCGCTTATCGCCTGGTCGATACCTGCATCACCTTCGGTGCGCCGCGCGTCGGCGATATCGGCGTGGTCGCGGCAATGGCGGCCGGCACGGCGGAACATCGCCGTTATGTGTTCGGCGCTGACGTGGTGCCGGCGGTACCGCTGATGACCATGAGCTACCGCCACGACTGCAGGCCCATCTATTTGACCCGCAAAGGCCGGGCGATCCGCAACTGCCCTTTATGGCGCGAGCTGCTCGGCCGTGCTCGATCACTGCTGACCCTCAATTGGTCGAAAGGCTGGACCGTGTGCCCGATTCCGGCACGCATGTTCACCGATCATCGGATCGGCGAATACGGACACGCCATCGCGAGGACGTCCTGGAAATGACCGACATCATCGATCGCGCCCAGGCATTGGAGCAGCGCCAACGAGACGCGGCGCTCCGCCGACGTGTGCCGCGGCCACAATCTGGCCGCAAGGACTGTATCGACTGTGAAGTGGAAATACCTGAAGCGCGGCGCGCGGCCTGCCCTGGAGCAGACCGTTGCATCGACTGTCAGGAAATCTGGGAGAAGGCCTCATGAGCCTCACGTTTGAACAATGGTGCATGTTGGCGATGACCGTCACGACGTTTCTGATGCTTTGCTGGAACGTCTGGTGGTCGAAGCGGATGGAGAAACGCGCGAGCATCATGAAACACAGTGAGCGCCTCGAAGAGCACGGCGTCCGGATCATCAAGCTCGAAGCGGCGGTCGGGAATATCCCAACAAGGGTAGCCTCGCATCAGGACGTCGACGTCGTCCACAAGCGCGTCACTGAGGTCAAGGCCGATGTGAAAGGCATGATGCGAGACGTCGGCGAGCTAATGGGCTCCGTCAACGGGATGCGGAAAACACTGTCCGCGATCAACGAAGCTCTGCTGAAAAAGGAATAGCGCTAATGAGCAAATCCAGAGAATGGCTCGTCGAACACATCCGCCTGGCGATCCTTGAAACCATCGATCTCGATCCCGGACATTCCTGCAACCATGTCATCATCGCGCATGCCCTCGAAAGCAGCCGCGCATTCTCGCTCGCCGATGAGGAAGTAAAGGAACACCTGGAATGGCTGGCCGGTAAGGATCTCGTCGTGACGGAAACGGTCGGCCAGTTCCGGATCGCGCGCCTGACCACGGACGGCGAACGCGCGGCGCGCGGTTTGAAGGTTGTCAAAGGCGTCGCCAAGCCCGATCCGAGAGGCGAGTGAGATATGCCTCAGAAGTCCTCCATAGAAACCCAGCTGAGCGAAGAGCAGCTCGACATTCTCACCAAGAAAATTGGAACGGGGAAGTGGTCGGTCGATGGCCTCAAGGATCTGCTCGGCGAGTGGGGATACGAAATATCCAGATCCGCCACGCACCGGCACATACAGAAGGTCGAGGACAAGCTTAAAGAGGACGCGGACGCGCTCCGCGAGTCCCGGATGATTGTCGAGGCGCTCGGCAAGGAGCTGGGCGATTCCGAAACGCTCGGCGAGCAAGGCCGGCTGCTTGTCGAAATGGCGAGGAACCTGACGTTCGATTTAATTCGAAAGGTCCGGCAAGAAAACAGGACGCTCGATCCGAAAGACATCGCCATGCTCGGCAAAGGTCTTGCCGAAATGGGCCGCGCGCTGCGCCTCGATCAGGATTTTGAAACGAACATCCGCAAACAGATCGAGAGGGAAATCAAGGAACAGGCTGCCGATGCCGTTGACGCGGCTGTCGCCGGAGAGAAAGGCTTGTCCGCGGAGACGGCCGAGATGATCAAAAACAAAATCCTCGGGACCGCATGACCGAACCTGTGCAATTTCCAGAAGCTGAGGACGGGAGCGCGCCGACGCTCCCGCCGTCGTTCGCGAAGAAGCCCGAGGGCGTGCTGCTCGGGTATCAGCGTAAGGCGTTCGAGTTGCTGTCGACGACAGCACTTCTCGTCATCGAGAAATCACGCCGCATTGGTATGACGTGGGCGCTGGCGGCAAAAGCCGCGCTGTTGTCTGCCATGGCCCGCAGTGCCAACGGCATGGACACGCTCTATATCGGCTACAACCTCGATATGGCGCGGGAATTCATCGACACCTGCGGAATGTGGGCGCGCGCGTTCAATCATGCATGCAGCGATGTCCAGGAGTTCATGTTCGAGGACGACGCAGATCCGGACAAGCACATCAAGGCGTTTCGAATTACATTCGCATCCGGTTTCGAGATCATGGCCCTGTCGTCCAAGCCGCGATCGCTTCGCGGCCGCCAAGGCTTTGTTATTATCGACGAGGCGGCCTTCCACGATGATCTTGAAGAACTCTTGAAGGCCGCTTTGGCGCTCCTTATTTGGGGCGGGCAGGTCTGCATCATCTCGACGCATGACGGCGCGGACAATGCCTTCAACGAACTGATCGGCGAGATCCGCGCAAAGAAGCGGTCGGGCAAGATCCTGCGCGTCGATTTCGACGATGCGCTGAAGGACGGCCTCTACAAGCGGATATGCCTGGTCAACGGCAAGGAATGGACCGAGGACGGCGAAAGGGTATGGCGCCAGGAAGTCGTCGATTTTTACGGCGAGGCTGCCAACGAAGAGCTTTTCTGTGTGCCCCGTCGTGGCGGCGGTCAGCCGCTGACACGCGCGCTGATCGAGGCGTGCCAAGTTGAGGTGCCTGTATTCCGTTGGGCGTGCAAGGACGGGTTCGCCCTCCAGGACGCGGCGAGCCGAAAGAAGGAAGCAATGGATTGGTTCGAGGCGACGATGCTCGATCACCTCGACGCTCTCGATATGTCGATGCCCTCATTCTTCGGAGAAGATTTTGGCCGCTTTTCCGATTTGACTGTTATCTGGCCGCTGCAGCTGGCGCAGAACATGAACCGGAAAACGCCGTTCACGGTCGAGCTTCGGAATGTCCCGTTCGAGCAGCAGCGACAAATTCTCTTTTTCGTCGTGGACGCGCTGCCACGTTTTCAGCGGGGCGCTATGGATGCAGGGGGCAATGGTTCTTATCTGGCCGAGGTGGCATGGCAGAAGTACGGCGCGCGGCGGATCGAAAAAGTATCGCTGCACACTAACTGGTACCGCGACAATATGCCGGCGT